GGGGATCTTCGAACAGATCGAAACCGGTTGCATATTCGGACGGCCCGAGAGCGCCAGAATTGACACCGCTGTTCATCTCGAAGTTTTTCGTCGCAGGAGCGACCAACGAGAAATCGTCGCCGGAATCGATGTCCGTGCCAGCACCAGCAACGGTGTAGTCGGAATCAAACCCAACGTGCCAGATATATCTGGACGAGTTGTTGATCACGTTCTTGATGTAATTAGTCGATCCGTCGTCGTTCTTGGCGTTGAGGCCGAGCGAAAGGAACGGGAACGTTTCCAGAACTTCACCCGGAGTGCCGGTGAACTTACCGTCGATGTCGATCACGGCGACGTGAACTTCATCGTTCGAAGCATTTCGATTCGATGCAAACACCGAAGTACCCGGAGCAGCATCAAAGCGTGATCTGTAAGTCCAACTGTTATACGGTTCGTCCGAATCAGCAGGACAGACCGAAATTCGCAGAGAGTTACCGAGTTCGCCAGGATACTTAGCAACGAACGTATGACCGTCGCTGTCAAGAGCATCGATTTGGTTGTCGAAGTTATCTCTGTTTTTGATTACCGGAGCAGCCGAAGCAGCATCCGAGTCGTATGCGTTTACGCCATCTGAATCGATCTCGCGAACGACCAGAAGGTCTTGTGAATATCGAAGGAAACTCGCTGCGCCAAGAAAATCGACTGCGGTTGAAGTATCCGGAGCACCGAAAGTCGAAGCAAGAGCGGCTTCGTCAGGAATATCGGTGATCTGCTCAACTGGACCCCAGCGGAAGTTGCCGACAAAGGCACCAGTTGTTGATTGAGTGTTACGGACTACACCAGTGAGATCAATTTCTCTAAACGTTACAGCAGGAGATTCCGAAGGTGTGAATATTGCCATTGGTTCTTCCTTTTTGACATTATGCGGGCAACATCATAAGAATCTTGTTGTTCATAGATATATTTATATTTTCAGAAAAATGACCTATTTTCGTCGATCATCCAACCACCGGATCGAGGAACTTCGGCGGCTGAATACAAGTCATTGACACCATTGTCTATATGGCCAAACGGAACCATGTCATCTTCGATCTCACGCATTCTCTTTTTATAAAGAAACTCACGTAGGTTGATATCCGTCAGATCAGAGAAGAATTGAGTTGAGATGAAGTAACCAAACGAGACCAGAGTCATTACTAGATCATCGTGATTGTTGTCGGACGCAGCAAAAGAGTTACCCTTTACTTCAAAGGTCGACAACTCGTCGATCGTATCAGCATCAACGATATCGAGTTTAGATGTTTCAAGAATCTGTTTGAGACCGGAACACCCGTTCAGTTTAGTCTTTTTTGTCATATTGAGACCAACGCCGTTTGCCTTGACAGCAGACTCAACAAACATATTCGGATATTCAAGATCGTAGTAAAGACCGTTGGCGACAACAGTACCTTGATCGTTCGACTCGACGATCACCATTGCTTCATTATATGCCTTTGCCCATTTAGCAATCTCAGTCGGAAACAATAACGGCGGAATTCTATTGTTACGATATACAGCAACCTGTTTGAACGGATTATCAGAAACATCGATAATGTTGATCACGGAATAGTCACCACCTCCGCCATGGGCGACGTCAACTGTTGCGATATATTCGTGATTCTTTTTAGGCTTCTCGTAGATCTTCATGTGATTACGAGTCTCGATGGGATTCTTTGCTCGTAAATCAATAAGAGTTTCTGGATCGATTAGAGTATTGCCTGTACCGAGGAACGTGTTCGCATATTCTTGCGAAAATTGGAATTCCGATGTGTTAGCAATCGTTTGTCTTTTCCACTCTTCGTCTCGTCCCGGTACGTCCCACCAATCGACACGAAAGGGTTTGTATTCATTTACGTCTTGAGTTGCGCCTTCCCAAAGTCTATGAAACATATTGCCGACTCCATTTGCGGTTGATGTGATAATAACCTTAGATGACGAACCAGATGAAATAACAGGATATGTTGCTGTATAAAATTCGGTAGCGTTTTCAACAAATGCGAACTCGTCTAACATCAAAACTGACACTGTGAAGCCACGAATTGACGACGCTGATGTTGCTGCAGCAAAGATCTTGGAGTTGTTTGAGAAATGTATCGTTCCTTTGTTTAGTGATTTACAACCAGGTTGAAGAAAGAACGGGAGATTCTCAAGCATCAGGGTTATACGCCCTAACATTTCTCGAGCAGTAGCACCTTTGTTAGCAAGAATGGCACAATTCTTTTCTGAGTGAAAACATGCATACCAAAGAATATATCCCAATGTAGAAATGGATTTGCCCGATTGTCTACACGCCAAGACGATCGAAAATCGATTATCGTTGAAATGATTGAGCATCTTTTCTTGATAGGGATATGGTTCAAATCCAACTAGACCCTTGTCAAGAGAGATGATCTTGATGTAGTTCTTGACAAAATAAACAGGATCTGTCATACACTTTTGGTACTCAATCAGTTCTTGTTGAGTCCAATTATGTGTAACGCCGTCCTTCTTGATTAGGGGATTACTGAGATATGATTCTTTGATTTCAGACATTACTATCTTGTTCGATCGTCTTCATTTGATCCGCAAGCATACGCTGAATGTCAGATGTTGAGCCGGAGAACAGGATGTTGTTTGTTACTCCACTTTCGATCTCTTTTGGTTTCTCTTTACTCCGCAACTCACGATTAGTCTTATTCAACGCCATGATCTTGTCGTTGATGTCCGCAATGTTCTTCATCAGACCGGACAATACTTCAATCGATCTTGGATGCTCGGACTCACGAGCAATATCCATCGCAAGAGTGAGTGCCTCTTGCCCGTCCTCTAGCAATCCATAGAGCGTTTGTTTCGATTTTTCATAATCGCTTTGAATAAGATCTGAGTCATCCATCACTATCTCTTGCAAATGTTATCGTTTCAGTAATAGTATAGTCGGAATCTTCTGAAGCGGACCGAGGATTGACCGCAACGGATACAGTTGAGTATTGTGTAAATCCTGAATCAGAATCATCAAGGAAGAAGTTGATATCGGCCTGCTTGATCACCTTACCAGTATCGACCGGTCCATAGAAATCGATCTTCATATCAAAATCAAGAGTCCAAATAATCGCCCTTCTCTCTTCCATTGGTCCTTCAAAGTTATCAGAAAAAGAGACCGCAGTAAGTGTCAACGGCACATCATCCTTGATCGTTGGATAATCCGGTAGAGGATTGATCGTCAGAGTATACGAAGGTTTGAAGTACGGAAGAATCTGTTCAACAACCTGAATCGCATCGTCCTGAGTCTTGGCGTATATACTCAAACTAAACGAGATGTTATACGGAGTCTTAGCATAGACCTTAGCAGTGCCGTCACTATTTGTTACACGACAGTAGTTAGTCTTTGGAACCATTCTTGTCGGATCAAAAGATAACTGAAGAATCTCGAACGACATTCTTGGCAAGCGAAGAGCAACGACCTGATTATCGTTCAAGTCGCTCTTTTCACCTTCCTTTAGTCTCTCGAGAAACTTTCTCTTTGGCGCATAAGAAAGTGGAACCTTGACCTGACTTACGGAACTACCGCCCTTCTTGTGGCGAAGAATGTAGATGTTGTTGAACAGAGATCCAAACGTGCCAACGGATTTACGAATCCTTTCGTGATAGAACCAGTTTCCGAACATTATTCAGGACTCCCGAACGGGTTGTTTTCGTCGAACACTAACCAGTCAACAGCTGAATCAAAGTTGTCGTTCATATAACCATGAGCGCCAAGATCTTGGCTAACACCGCGGATGATCTTAGTCGCTGATGTATCGGAATCGGTAACAGTAGACCCTTCAGTGAACAGGTGGAAATCACCATCGGTTGAACCGACGTGAGCAGCATAGAGTTTTTGCGTCGTTCTATTGTAATCAGTAATCTCAGCACTAATCACAGTTCCATCAGACAGAGTCTGCAGGATCGTCGATCCCTTTTCGAATACGTCAGCCGCATCAGAGTCGGAATCAAACGTGAGAATGACCTCGTATCCAAGAGTCTCAACGGAATCAATAGCATCAATGCCGGTATCGAGTCGCTCATCACTATATTCAAACAGTTCACATTTCAACTTATACGTCGGTAGTTGACTGATCTGATAAAACGGATCCTCTCGTTCAACGTGCATAATCTGAAACAATGATTTTGACAGAGGAAAGTATACTAGATCACCTTCACGTGGTCTGTCGCCATCGATTTCGTTATCGGCGTCAGAGACTGCTTCGACCCAACGCTTTTTTGAGACAACAAATGTCGCCTGGTCACGAACTTCAATACCGAATCTCGAGAATAGATCGCCTTCACCACCGAACCCTTCGACGTCCTCAATGTACATTTCTATCACGTAGGCTGAACTGAACTTCGACGGTATATCATCGCCAAAGATCTTATCCTCGTTGACGATTGTCCTTGGAAGATAGTACAGATTTTGTCCGTATATCTGCAATGCCTCGATAATCAAATCTTCGTAAAGAGATTGCTCGGACGAAACATTGTAGTTGATGTAACTGTTTGTTACCATCGTTTCACCCTAAGAAGAATTCCGGCGGTACTTCGTATTCCAGACGCATACGCTCTCTTAGTTCGTTGATCTCTTCTCGTGATTCATCGATCAACCTCGAAGCGTTCAACGTTACACCGCCAGGCAGAGTGATACCTTCGTACTTGGAAAGGTTCTGCCCCCATCTCTGTTTGATTAGAGACGTTGTCATGTCTTTGAGAAAGATGTTGTTGTAGATACTCGTGTTCGAGTCAGGATCAACGATCTGATATCCTTCGGCAATCAGGTAGTCGCCCGCTTTGATCTCTTGATCCCACCACTCGCCGTGAATGTAGATTCGATTCTCGTATCTTTGAAACGTGATCTGTGGAACACCGGACAGTACCATATCCAGCGTCTCGAGGAACTGCCCAATTTGATTGTAGTAAGAAATGTTAGCAGAAAACGTACTGAGGTTTGCGATGTCGTTCAGATGGATTTGATACTTAGCGCTGAATAAACCCGAACCAATACCGAGCGAAGAAGTATCAAACGGCAGGATTCTTTTCAGAAACAGAATATCAGACGAAATCGGAATATACTTGTTTGTTACGTCGGTGGCTGTTACCTCGTGTTTCAGATAGACACGTTTAGTTGCATCAGAATGGAATTCCTGAAACACTTGAATCGAATCGTCGATACAATCTTCGATTTGGTCGGAGTCTACGTTGATCTCGAGGACTGGCTTACCTAACCTACGTAGACAGTGCTCTCGTAAATCTGATCTTGAATTCGGAATTGCCATTTCAACTCAACATTGGTGGTTCTTGTTCTCTGAAGATATTTATACGACCAAGCGATCCGTCTTGGTTAGGGTTATATTATCCCGCCATCAGCACACAGGCTACGAGATAGGAGCCGTCGTCAAACGTTTCCAGCACCACGTTGCCTGTTACCTTGGCGATTGTCTTGCTCCGAACGATGTCATCATCCTGCGGCTTCGCAGTGCCATCACCCGCAGACATAAGCAGATCGCCACGCTGGACAGTGAAGCCCGCACCGATGCGGATCACACCAGCACCAAGAGCCTCAACCGAAATGTCTCCGTCTGCATATGCCCCAGAGAACACGCCGTAGACGGCAGGGTCGCCTTCGACGTCGCTGACCTTAACACGCATGAGGCGGCTGGCAGTTTCATAACCAATCGCAGTGCCTTCTGCCGTGGCTCCATCCTCATCAACGGGGATAGTGTAGGTCTGGCCGATCACATAGTCCTTGCCAGCCATCGCGATTTTTTCAGTCTGCCCTTCAGCACTGATGAACTCAAAGCTGGTCCACTCCATCAACTCATCAATGGTGGACATAACAGTGCCACGCAGCAAATCACTTGATCCGTGCATCTGTGACCAGTGAGCGCCCGTGAAGGTATTGTAACGGATAACGCTATTATCAGTGGTATCAATGTCCCCGATAACTGACCCTTGGTAATAAAAAATAAGATAATTGTGAGTTCCAGCAGATGAACTGCTGTCGTTAATTCGCAATTGTGAGCTGCTTGACGTTTGCCAGTGAGTTGTTCCGTTTTGATCCAATCCGATACCTTCTTGAGCCGAGCTGGAAGTGTATCCGCCATCAGCGATATGCAGGGTGTAGGTTGGAGATATTTGGTCAATGCCCACGTTACCGCTGACGTCGATGGTCATATGAACTGAGCCGCTATTACCAAACTGCATGTTGGAAGAGCGGTAGTTAATCAGTTGAATATCATTGCCAGAGCCAGCATCAAAAGCTATACCACCGCCAAAATTTGCGACAGGGTTGCTGACAAATAAAACAGCCGAAGCGTTAGGTGCGCCAACCGTTAGGGTTGCACTAGGCGCACTCGTCCCCGTCCCAATCCCCACGTTCCCGCTGCTGTTGATGCGCATACGCTCAGACCCTGCAGTCTCCACCGTCACTGTATCGGCGGCAGGGAAACGAATGGCGGTGTTTGTGTCGCCCGTGTGAACGATCTTGTCGGGTATTGTGAGGTCACCAGAAACTGTCACATCAGCATCAAACGAAACAGCACCAAAGAACGTTCCGCCAGCAGAAGCAGAAACAACATCAGCAGGATAGAACGTTGTGAACGAAATCACTTCAACGATATCGTTGAGCGTCGCACCAGACGCCAGTACAACAGTGTTTCCATCTGTTGCTGTGTAGTCGTCTCCGTCAATCAGCTTTACGCCGTTCTGATATACATCAATGAAACTCGGGTCGTAACTCTTGACGTTGAAGACCGTCTGTCCCGAAGTCGCAGTAAACACATCATAGTTGCGTAATGCCTGCGGAACCGGAATGTTACCAATGTATCCTGCCATATTATTATTTATCCTTCGGTTTGATACTTATGCAGTGATTATTGCGGTTGTGTTGGCCAAGTTACGTTTTCAGGAAACCCTGCTTGTTCGGTAATATCACGTAATGCTTGACGATATGCTGCCCATTCGGGTGTGAGTGTATTATCGCTTAGTGCCATCCAGTCGGTTTCTGCAAGTAATGCGTTACGTTGTGATCGTACGCTTTCGGCAGTAGGCGCCGGTGGTGTGTCAGCAGGCAGCAGTTCGTTGCCCTCGGTCAGCCACTCAAGATACTCTTGGTAGTCCGTGTTGGCGGGGTCCATCGGGATGAAGGCGTTGTCCGCGAGGCGCTTGCATTGAGCAGGTTGCCCGGTGATAGGGTCGTTAACGATTTGATACATGCTCACAACTCCGCGCTGCATTTAACAAATTGGCCTGTGTTAGTATAAATAATACCAGTATCTGTGCCACTTGTAGCCGATCCACTCGCGCACGTAACTGAAATTAGTTTTGACGTTGTGCCAGAAGTTCCAGATATAGCCCTATCAGCGTTCGTAATTCCTCTGACAACATTAAAAATATCTGTCGAAGTTGTAACTGTAGGGGTTGCCCTCATTTGAACGGGCAAGGAAACCAAGCCCTCTATACTTGAGGTGCCTGTTGCGGCTGTAGCGGCCCTAAACTTATCATTTTCGTCATACTGAATGTAATACCGCTGACACAGCGCCAACTCCTGCCCATACGAGCGATGCTCGAAAGGCGTGGCGGTGTCGCCTGCTTCGAGTTGTACACGTGCAATGTCAAAGGTACCACTCTGTTGTCCAAGAGTATTTGTGCGTGAATCCCAGTTGCTACCAGCGTCAAACCAGAAAAGCACACGGAAATTATCATCGTTATTAGTGCCCAGTGTTTTACCACTAATGCTTGGAACGTCAACTGTTACCGTAAACTTTTGCCACGATGTTGTTAGCGCTATTGTTGTTACTCCAATCCCGATAACCACAGTGCTTTGACTTCCCCCGGTGCCGAAATATTGAGCAAACTCAACTGCCATATTTTTACTTGCATCTGCTTTTGCCCAGAAACTTAGTGTAGCTGTTTGACCCGCAAGCGTTTTGACACTTTCTATGCGTTGTTCTGTAATCACGTAGTTACTAGCACCAGCACTACTTGTTACAACGGTGCGATGGTAATAATTCGGTTCACCCGGTACATCTGTTTGACCTAGTGTGAAACTTTGACGGCTAATCGCTGCCGTTGACCCACTTACAGCTGTTGTCCATCTGTCTGCTACATAACCACTTGAACCGCTTGTTCCGCGTTGCCAGATGTCAAAGTTGCCGTTGATGATCTTGTTGCGGTTCGACAGAGAACCAGCCGTAGCAATAGCATTACCTGCTACTGTAAGATTGTTAACGTATGCTTCTGCCCACGCTTTTGACGAACTGCCAAGATCACGAGTATCATCTGAATCCGGAAGCATATCACCAGAAATGCTATCACGAAATCTATCATCGCTCTGTGTCTTCGTGTAGGTGTTAATGCCGGTTATTGGTCGTCCGCGTCCAAAATATCCCGCCATGTTATACTCTCCCTGTCATTCGCATCGTGTTACGTCTGTTCCATCACAGCCAGGATAATATCAAGATCGCTATCATCCGAATACGCAACGATGGTATCATCCGACTCCGCGATCAACTTACCGTCAA